CGCACCTTTCGGTGCGCCCGGGGCGTGAGCCCTCGGGATACGACCCCTTTCAAAGAAAGGAGCCAGCCCATTAGAGGCCGCCTCCACGTATGGAGGTAGCTATGTTCGTTAACGCTCCCCGAAGGTCTACTTTGGGTACTACTACTCAAAGCAGATCTACTCCATCGGCATTCGTGTCGATCGGAAGCGCAACTACTGGCTATGCTAGTCCTAGCGCAGCCCAAGACGCTGTTGAAGCGGTCGCTTCATATTCGTCCACCGTGACTGGTGTGACGACGAAGTCGATTCTTCAGAGCGGGCGTATCGGCGACAAACTCGTCGATACCATGTACGCGACGTCTTACGAGGAGAACTCTCCTGGTCTTGATTTCGCGTCCAGTGCATGGCATGCTGGCACGTCCTTGCCCAATCAATGGGTGGGGAACCGGCGCAGTATGACCGTGGCGACTTGGGATGGGATACCGGGCATTACGGAGATTCAGTGGTCTAAGACGGCCACCACTCCCTATGCGAGCCTTAATCAGCTCATCATCTCAAATCTACAAAATCGAGCTCGTGCTGAGGCCAGACTAAAGGCTTTGGACACTAATCTCGATCTTGCTGAGACGTTTACCGGGATGCCACAAACCGTCAGGTTGGTGGCAGAGCGGGCTACTCAGGTTATTCGTGCCTTTGTAGCTTTGCGGGGCCGTCACTACCAGCGTGCCGCAGACATTCTTGGTCTGCGGCGCAAATGGGGTGAGCATCACAACCAGGCGAATGTCTGGCTGGAAATGCAGTACGGTTGGCTTCCGCTCTTGTCGGACATATTCGATGGCACGGAAGAGATCTACAAACTGGTTAGTCACCGGAATGTGAATCCCGTGAAGGTTGTCACTCGGCGTCTGGGTTCGAACCTGTTCATTTACGGTACGAACCCTTCCAACGCCAATTGGGGCTCCCTTCGTGCGGAGAAATCCGCCCGTGCAACTGTTGAAGTGAAACTCAGGTTCGCTATCGCGGACCCGTTTGTTGCGTACATGTCGCAACTCAGGGTTAATAACCCTGCATACATCGCTTGGACGGCTTTGCCGTACAGCTTTGTGGTCGATTGGATGTTGCCTGTTGGCGACATGCTCTCGGCTCTTAACAGTCATATCGGACTCAAGTTCCATGGAGGATATGTAACCACGAAAGCCATTGGTAGTGTTACCCTCACGGGTACGCAGGCTCTAAGAACCGGCGTCACTACCATCAACTATCGTGGTTCCTCCACGGCGCGTACTCGAGGCCTGTACATGCAGCGCACGTCTTTATCGACGTGGCCGTACGTCTTGCCTTATGTTACGTTCCCTCTAGGAAGCGACAAGCGCATAGCAAACGCTATAGCGTTGATTGCCGCTTCTCGAAAGTTCCATTAGCAACAGCTAGTGGACGCAACAAGTATAGGATTTCACCTATGCCTCAGCTGCAGAACCTTGTCCTCACGGACAGGACTCCTACCACCCCCGCCAACATCACGTTCACTCCCCAAGGCCTCTCGGCTCAGGGCGTGGGCACTGTATCAGCGAGTACGGGTGTCCCCGTAGGGGATAAACGGGTTAGCGTTTCTATGCAGAAACGCAACTCCCGTTACAAAGGTGAGGTTCGGCTCGTTTTGCCGATCCTGGCGACTGAAACCATTAACGGTATCAGTCGGCCGACCGTTATCCGCACAGGGTACGTTACCCTGAATGTGGACTTTGATGAACGCTCTACGGAGCAGGAACGCACAGATGCCGTTGGCATGCTGGCGTCCGGTCTTGCGACTAGCAAGACGCTCATCAATGATGCTCTCGTGAAACTCGAGAGTGTCTACTGATGACGGCTTTGGCCATCATCGGTATTCTGGGTCTAGGAGTCGGTGGCGCAAGCTACCTTATCCTGACTGGCATCGGGTGTTTCATTACCCCCGATGCTGGTTTCTTGGGGTTCGCCCTGAGTTGCCCGCTTCCGTAGGTAATCCTGCCTACGGAGTAACGGTCTCACTCTTTAACGAGGAAATATCCCGTGAAGACGTCAAAATCCAATAGAGATTTGACTCTATCCCCAGAGAATTACTGGGTTTTTAGTGATCTGCTCAAAGAGCTTCTTACAAAAGACTCGACTTTCAAAGCTGAATATCTGCTGAGAGAGTTTGAGTCTAAGCTCCTTGACGAAAGGGTCGCTGAGAGTCCGGAAGTTCGTCGCGAGAGGGCCATTGCAAAATGGCTTGATTGCGAAGTACGGAATTGCGACACCAGTCAACGTTTATATCTGTCTGGACCAGAAGACGTCCTTTTCGTTAAGGACGGTTTTCCGGTTTCGGCGGATGACGTGCTGACCACTGCCCGGCGTTTCATTCTTGAAACGTTGGGTGACGAGGTGCCCTGGGAAGAGCTTTCGGGCTCGTTTTCAGGCGGTGCTTCTACCTCCATTAAAAGGGGTGTGGGAAATATCGCGACGAAGTACCAAGAGGGTACGGACGTCACAGAAAGTGCCATAAAGCACTTCATACGGCTCAGTGAAAACGCCGTGTGGCCAGCTTCCGACTTTAATGTCGTGGCCGGTAACGTGATGTTCACCGTTCCGAAGTCCACTGCCATTGATCGCTGTGCTTGTAAAGAGCCAGAGTTCAATATGTACGTGCAGAAAGCCATAGGGGACGCTATTCGCGTCCGGCTTAAGCGCGTCGGCATCAACCTCAACGACCAGTCCGTTAACCAACGGCTGGCACGTCAGGGATCGATTGATGGCTCCCTAGCCACCATTGATCTATCATCTGCGAGTGATAGTGTTACTCGTCAGTTGGTGTTGATGCTGCTTCCAGAAGCATGGTTTTATGTCATGGATGATGTCCGTAGCCCTATTACCGTCATTGACGGGAACGAGCACGTGAACACCATGTTCAGTTCCATGGGTAACGCATTCACTTTCGAACTTGAGAGCCTGATCTTTTGGGCTCTCTGTCGGGCGTGCGCGTACCATTCTGGAATACGAGGCAGGATATCTGTCTACGGCGACGATATCATCATCCCTTCTGGGATGTATGAAGCTGTCGCAGAAACGTTGAATCACTGTGGCTTTTTGCTTAACGCAAAGAAGTCGTTCGCGACAGGCCCCTTCCGGGAGTCCTGTGGTGCGCATTGGTTCAACGGTCAAGATGTGACGCCCTTCTACGTGAAGGACGTTCCCGTAGACGTCTCTGACTGGTGCCTCCTTCTTAATAAACTGAGGAGGTGGTGCCATTTGGCAGCCGGGATTTGCGATCCCGACTACTTCGGCGTTTGGGAGCTGTTCGCTGGCTTAGTCCCGAAGCCCCTTTGGGGGACTTGGGATCTCGCTTCGCGGTCGGCTCTCTCCGCGCCTGGTCGGAGACCTCTTGCGCGTGTCGTGCGAAAGCACGTGCGGCACAAGCAGGCTGAAGAAAAGCTAAGTGCCGGTGCGTATATTCACTGGTTAGACACCAGTGAGCACCGGACCGAGCAAGCGCTCGGTTACCCTGTGTTAGACGCACTCGAGACCTCTCGCTTTGAAAGCGATGGGCACCTCGTTATGCGCCGACATAGAGACTCTCTAGCCTTTGGACGGTTAGCCTTCCCTCAGGAAGTCTAATCGCGAACGCTCATCCGTATGGATGAGGGGGTGG